GAAACTTTTTTATATATACGCACTTTTACCTTTGTTACTTCCTACGGGGGGCCAATCTTCCCATAATGCTAACCCAATAAAGGCTCCCCAGGTTCGCCCCTCACTTTCGGAAATTATTAATGCTTTCAGAACCCTTCCCATGTCTAATGATACTCTCTGCATGGCTGAAACCATTTATTCTGAAAGTCGGGGCGAACCACTTGAGGGACAAGTCGCAGTTGCCTGGGTGATTAAAAACCGTGGTAATAATTATTGTGAAATTGTCAGGAAGAAAAACCAGTTTGCCAAACCCGTAAATTATTCTCAAGGACAAGCATGGGAAACTGCAAAGACAATAGCTTGGTTAGTTGATAATGGAAACCTGCATGATCCGACAAACGGCTCAGATCATTTCCACAGCGGAAAAAAACCATATTGGACGAAAGTAATTACTAAAACTGTTACTATTAAAAACCATCATTTTTATAGGAGTGATTGATATGAAACAGTTTTTTAAAAAAATTTGGTGGTTAATAACAGGTCAATTTTTGAACTGCGAACATTGCCGCAGAATAATTTTCTTTAAATATAGTAGTCATTATTATCTTGATTATGGCGGTAGCGATATATGCAAAAAATGTTTTGATATTGTGACAAAAGGAGGGAATAAATGAGTGAGAAGATTTATATTGATATTGGAGTTCATGGAAAAGAAGGCGGTGGTTTTTTATGGGAGGAACTAGATGGCTATCCAAGCTCAGAAGCAGCAAAGTTTTTCTTTGACTATCATCCTAAAAATCCATCTGATGGACTGTACGAAACTATCAAAGAACAATTAACTGAAGATGAAGTTTTTAAGACTTTTGTGAGATTAAACGGCGAGGGAAATGGATATACGATTTTTAGGATTGCCGCAACGCATGAATATGAATTGATTGAAGATATGGTCCACAATTATACCAGAGGCGAAGAACACTATTTACTGCTTAACACGGGTACAATTAAACTTTTACCATGCCCTCAATGCAAAGAAGAAAAAAAATGAAACCACTTAAACTTATTTTGGATTATACAATACGTGCCAAAGATAAACAGGAAACGGGAGCATGGGAAGACCCAAAGCTTTATGAAACTACTCTCAAAAGTTATTATTCAAATGGAGAGCACTGTTCAACTTTCCCTGAAAAACGTAATCCCGATGCAGGAAGGAAAGCAGCTAAGACATTTATGAAATATTGTTACTGCTCCTTTGAAGATAAAACTAAATAGCAAATGAAAGATTGGGAGAAATGGAATGAGTGAACAGATAACAAGGGAAGCGATCGAGAAACTATGGAATATGGGCTCTGAAATATTAAATCGCCCAATCGGCTCATCAAAGGAATTTAGAACCGAGGATGTTCGTCCGATATTTGACATGGCCCTCCAATACGTCAAATCCCAATGGCACCCCTACGATAAAGACAATAAGGAAACGTGGCCTGAGAAGGAATTTAACCCAGCATTGTGCCGTCATCTGTACGAAGATGGGTCGGATATGTTTTTTGTGGGGTGGAGGTCGCCAACGGGGGTCTGGTTTTCTGAACACAATATACAGCCTCCAAAAGAATTAAACGTAACCCACTGGATGCCTATTATAAACCCACCACAAGAGGGTAAGACTAATGGTTGATAAGATAAAACTAGATTTTATAAACTATTTTATGTTATTTATGTTAGGATTGTTTTCCATAAAAATTTAGGAGACTAATATGGCCCTTTTAACTGTTGAAAAGATTGTAGATACCGGATTAAACCCGAATCTTGTTGCTGCTGATGTTGGTGGTGATACATTCAAGAACCAAGCAGGAAGCCGAACTTTCATATATGTTGATAACGCCAGCGGCGCACCTATTACCGTCACCGTTACTGCACAAACAACTTCCGCTTTGACTTCAGGCCTTGGTAAAACCACAAAAGCAAACTCAATTACAAGCGTAACCAATGCCCAATTCAGACTTATTGGTCCATTTCCTGCGGTTGCTTTTAACGATGGCACTGGCACGGTAGCTATTACATATTCCGCCGTAGCATCTGTAACCGTTGGCGTTATTGAAGTACCTAGCGATTTGGCTCAATAGGAGTTTAGAACGGGACCTAAATGATTAAAAACAGAACACCTTTTACTATAAAAACTACTCTTTTCCCAGGAGAAGAAAAATGTACTTTTACTCTCAAGCTACCATTTGTGCCTGAAGATAAGGAAACAGACATAATAATAAAATTATTTTCAGACTTTTGTAGAAATATAGATGATAGATTTTATAGAAATATAAAAGATGATTAAAAAAGCTATATATGAATTCATAGGGCGTAAGATTGAGAAAGATTTGGGCGATTTTATCCAAACTGTTAGTACCGAAATCCGTGCGCACTATGGATTCCAAGACCCAAACATTGATGAATGCTCTGCTAAAATTATTATAGCCCTTATGAATAAGATGAAATATGAGCGACACGTCTGATAAATATACCTATATCTACGGATTAGTTGATCCCCGCACTAATCAAGTTAGATATGTAGGCAAATCTAATAATCCTAAAGAAAGGTTTAAACAACATTTGCGGGAATGTCGCCGCGACTATCCTATTTATGCCTGGATTAGAAAACTAGGAAAACTTGGCTTATCTCCCGAACTCAAGGTTTTGAAAAAATGTTTAAAGACTGAATGGGAAGAACATGAAATCAATATGATTGCTGAATACAGAAGTAAAGATAAGATTCTTAATCTTGCTGAAGGGGGGCAACAACCCCTTGTTAGCTTAGAAGTGCTGCGAAAAACTGCTGTTAAAATGGCAAAGAAAAGACCGCCTCATGTTATGAGAGCATATAGAAGGTTAGAAAGCAGCATTCGAGTGTCAAAGAGACGTTCCCTGGGAATGACTGAAAAACTTGAACATGCAAAACAAACGTTAACCAACCTTGTACAACGGCATAGGATAGCAGGAACCTTAGATATTCTTGATGAGAGATTATCAAAAACTATGGTGGGGCGATAAGTGTCAAAGCTAGATAATCCAGAAATAGTTAAAGAGATATGCGACAGACTGTCCGGTGGCGAAGCTACATTTGATATATGCCAGGATAAACACATGCCACATGTTTCAAGTCTATATAGACGGATGGCTAAAGATGATAAATTTGCGACAATTATCGCGCAGGCGCGCGTGGCACAGCAGGACTATGAAGCTGACGCATGTATCAAGATGGCTGATGAAGCGACACCAGATAACTGGCAAGTGGTAAAAATGCAGATATGGGCAAGGCAATGGAGAGCCAGCAAACTTTCTCCCAAGAAATACGGCGACAGAATACAGAATGAACAGAGCGGAACTATAACGGTTGTTATTGACAAAGCCGATGAAGGCAACCTATAACTAATTTGTTGGACAATCTTCCCCCCTCTCTCTGGAGCCACCCCTTGCTTATTAGCTTGGGGTGGTTTATTGTAAGGCTGGTGGTCCATTAAGTTGGCGAATAAGGCAAATCTGGGAACCATTGGTTCTTGGTTTACAAAGGCCCTCGGACATGGGGTTTTGCCGAATAGATGCGCCAGCCACCAATTTTTATTATGTTTAAAAAGAACCCCAAACAAATCCAAGCCGTTGATCTTATAACAGCACATAAATATTTATTGCTCTATGGCGGTTCGCGTTCTGGCAAGACAGCCTTATTCACACGTCAAATCGGAATCCGTGCAGCGGCTAAGCCTTCACGCCATCTTATAACCAGGTTTCGTTTCAAAGATTGCAAAACTTCTATGGCGCTTGAAACATTCCCAGAAATTATGGAACTGGCCGAAATTCCTTTTCACATGAATAAGACGGACTGGTACGCCACGCTTCGCAATGGATCGCAGATATGGTTTGGGGGCTTGGACGATAAAGACCGCACTGAGAAAATTCTGGGTAAAGAATACAGCACTATCTATTTAAACGAATGTAGTCAAATAAGTTGGAAGGCTGCTACTATAGCTATGACACGCCTTGCTCAGAAGTCTGGCCTTACCCTTAAGATGTTTTTTGACTGCAATCCCCCAACAATTAAACATTGGCTTCACAAGCTTTTCATAGAACAAATCATGCCTGATACTGAGCAAGCCTTAAAGAACGCCAGTCAATATGGCTATATGCAGATGAACCCAATCGACAACATTGAAAACCTGGGCGAAGGTTATCTTGAAATCTTAGAAGCATTGCCACAAAGACAGCGGCAAAGATTCCTTGATGGTTTGTTTCAATCGGATGTTGAAGGGGCTATGTGGGATTATGCCTGGATTGAATCAACCCGGCTTGATAACGTGCCGTTAGATTTGGAAAGAATTGTAGTCGCCATTGATCCAGCAGTAAGCAGTAATGAGAATTCAGATGAAACAGGTATTATGATTGCAGGTAAGAAAGGTGATGATTATTATATCCTGGAAGACACCAGCGCAAAGCTAACTCCATCCGGTTGGGGCAACAAAAGTATCAATGCTTATGAACGTTGGAAAGCTGATTGTATTATAGGCGAAGTCAACAATGGTGGCGATATGATAGAAGCGGTATTGCGTAATATCTCCAAATCGGTTAATTATAAAGCTGTACATGCTACAAGAGGTAAAGTTATTCGTGCTGAACCCATAGCAGCCCTTTATGAAAAAGGAAAAATCCACCATGTCGGACAGTTTGCTGAGTTAGAAGATCAAATGACTTCTTTCACCCATGATTA